CATCTAGTGGTAGGCTGGTGAGCGCGAACCTACGCATTTTCGAAGGGATGTTCGATTGTGGCTAATCCACCTAAACCGGCTGAGTTGAAGATTCTTCAGGGCAACCCTGGTAAGCGTGCGATGCGTTTGAATGATGCGATTGCGCCAATGGAGTATGGCTATTGTGAGCCGTTGCGTGAGCTTGGCCCTGTTGGTCGTCAGTTGTGGGATTCTATTTTTGGTGCTGGTGAGATGTGGATTTCTATCAGGACTGATTTGCAGCTTGTGCAGATGGTGTGTGAACTTCTTGACCGGCGTGAGGTTTTGCGTGAGCAGTGGGCGGCTGATCCTGTGAACCGTGCTTTGAACATGAGTTTGTTGGAGACTGAGAAGCAAGTGGTTAGCGGTTTGTCGCTTATGGGGTTTAGTCCTGCTGACCGTACTCGCCTCGGTTTGGTGTCGGCTAAGACAAAATCGAAGCTTGAAGAATTTATGGCTGCTAAGGCTGAGCGTGCTAATGCCAAACAGTCATAGTTGGCCGCCATATATTTTGACGCCTGTTAGTGATGAGGCTATTGCTGCTGGTGATGGTTTTGATGCTGCAGAGTTTGCTGAGACGTTTGGTTCTATTGGTAAGGATGGTATTGCTGGGCGTGCTGGTGAGGCGTTGAAGTTGCGCGACTGGCAGATCAAGTTGCTTGAGCGTTTGTATGCTCGTGATGAGGCTGGTGGTTTGATGGCTCAGACTGCTCTTATTGGTATGCCTCGTAAGAATGGCAAGTCTGCATTGAGCAGTGCAGCGATTGGTCTTTATTCGCTAATTGCTGAGGGCATTAACGGTGGTGAGGTTATTGCTGTTGCTGCGGAAAAGGAACAGGCTCGTATTGTGTTTGGTGAGGCTAAGCGCATGATTGAGCAGAGCGAACTTGCCGACATGGTGACTGTGTATAAAGATTCAATCTTTGTGCCTGCGACTAATTCTGTGTTTCGTGTGGTGTCTGCTGAGGCTTATTCTAAGGAAGGTCTAAACCCGTCGCGTGTGATTATGGATGAGTTGCACGCACACCGTGACCGCACATTGTTTGACGTGTTCTCTCTTGCTATGGGTAACAGAGGTAAGATCGGACAGCTAGTCGCTATTACTACTGCAGGCGTGAAGTCTGACAGCACTGGGCGTGACTCTGTTTGTTACTCGCTGTATCAGTATGGTCAGAAGATTGCGTTAGGAGAGATTGATGATCCTTCGTTTTTTATGGCTTGGTGGCAAGCACCTGATGATTCTGATTATCGTGACCCCTCTGTTTGGGCTGTTGCCAATCCTGGTTATGGTGACATTGTTTCTGAAGATGATTTCAAGTCAGCTGTAAGGCGTACACCAGAGGCTGAGTTTCGTACTAAGCGTTTGAATCAGTGGGTATCTTCTGCGACTTCTTGGCTACCTGCAGGCACTTGGAAGGAGTGTGAAGGTGAGTTCACGATTTCACCAGATGATGAAATCATCCTCGCGTTTGACGGTTCGTTTAGTGGTGACACATCCGTTATTGTGGGTGCGACTGTACCTAAAGAAGATGAGCCGGTCAAAGTCTTTTTGGTGAAGGCTTGGGAAAAGGACTTGACTCTTGATGATGATACTTGGCGTGTAGACACACTTGATGTTGAAGAAACTCTGCTCGAGTTTTGCAGGGATTATCCTAATGTGCGCGAGATTGTGTGTGACCCTTTCCGTTGGCAGCGTTCTATGCAGGTGTTTCCTCAGAGTCCTAGCCGTATGATCAAAGCTTGTGCTGTTTTCTATGACAGTGTTGTTGAGAAGCGTATTGTTCACACTGACGATCCGCTGCTTGCACGACACATTGATAATGCGATTGTGAAAATGACTCCTGCAGGGCCGCACATTAAAAAGGATGCTCGTAACTCTCCTCGCAAGATTGACGGTGCTGTTGCCAGCGTTATGGCGGTAGATAGAGCGCTTGCTGGTAGACTAGAAACAGTTGTACCTCAGTTCTTTTTCTAAGGGTTTTTATGTCTACGGTTTTACAGATACTTGGCGCAGTCGCGGTGACTGCTGGTGCGGCTCTCATCTTTCCTCCAGCCGGTTTCATCGTTGGCGGCATTTTTGTAATTCTTATCGGTTTGGCGGTCAGTAACTAATGGCATTATTCGACAAGTTGTTTGAGTCTCGTGCAGTTTCGTACCAGACTATTTGGGCTTCAGGTGACAGTGTAGAGTTCGGAAATCTATCCGGCACAAGCATTAATAGCGACAACATCTTTCAGGTGAACGCTGTCTATAGTGCTGTAAGCCTTATTGCTGACACTATTTCTACACTGCCACTTGGAGCTTTTTACCGTTTCGATGGTGCGCGACTGCCATTCTTTAACGCTCCTAGTTGGGTGCAGCAGCCTGATGTTGATCTGCCTCGTAACGCTTTCTACAATTCAGTAATCGTTTCTCTACTGATTGACGGTAACGCTTTCATTCGCGTATTCAGTAACTCTAAAGGCGAGGTTGTAAACCTTGTTGTGCTAAACCCCCATCAGGTTGAGATTAAGCGTAATGGGCTTGGCCGCTTAATGTTCAAGCTGCAAGGCGAAAAAACTCCTCTCACTTCTGAACAGGTTATCTACATTCCTGACCTGCTTAAGCCTGGAGCTATTCGCGGTACTTCTCGTGTAGAGCAGCTTAATGACAACTTTGGCTTGGCTAAGGCTATGGAAGCTTTTGCTTCTACGTTCTTTGGTCAGGGAACTAATATGTCTGGCGTTATCGAATTCCCTGGAAACTTGACACAAGAGCAGTCTGAGAATTTGCGTAACGGCTTTGACCGCGCTCACGCTGGATGGCGTAGAGGTCACAAGACTGGCGTTCTTTCTGGCGGCGCTACTTGGAAGCAAACACAGATTGATCCACAGAACAGCACTATGGTTGAGAGCCGCAAGATGGCTGTGCTTGATGTGTGCCGCGCATTCAATGTTCCACCACACCTGCTTGCTGTTACTGAGGGTTCTAGCTCTTACGCTTCTGTTGAGCAGACTAACCTTGCTTGGGTAACTCACGGTTTACGACCACTTATCAGCAAGCTCGAGGATGCACTGACACCACTTCTGCAGCGTGTAGATGGCGGCGCTAACGCATTCCTGCGCTTTAACATTGACGGCTTGCTACGCGCAGATATTCAATCTCGTATGAGCGCATACAGCACTGGACTACAGTCAGGCTTTTTGAGCATCAACGATGTGAGAAGGCTTGAAGATCTCAGCCCAATTGTTGACCCTTCAGCAGATACTGTTCGTGTACCTCTTGCTAACGTAAACATTAATGCAGCTACTTTGTCTGCAGAGTCTGAGCGTGTAGCTATGGCGCAGAAACTTATCCTTGCTGGTTTTGACCCTGCACAGACTTTGGCGGCTCTTGACCTTCCGGCTATCAGTCACACTGGCGTACCTTCTACACAGCTTCAGCCTGTATCTCAGATTGCTGCAGTAGCCGGTTCAGAAAATGTTTATGGAGCTAACTAATGTTGACTTCACAGGCTCTGTCAATTGGCACTACTGCTTCTAAGATAGCTGTTGCTGGTAGCAGCCCACTGCATTTAGATTTGCATAATGAGTCAGGTCAGGCAGTCTACATTGGGCAAGCTGGCGTTACTAGCTCTACAGGTTTTCACCTCGACTCTCACGAGCATTTTCAAATTACTCTTTTCTCTGGTAACGAGTTATATGCTTGCACTGCTTCAAACACTGCAACGCTGATTTGTTTGGGGCAGCAACTCTGATGCCTTACGATGCCCCAAAATTTATGCAAGCCGCTGCTGCACAAGGTTTGAAATATCTTGATGAAGGTTACGGTGGTGACGGCTTGACTCCTAAGACTATTCGTGAAGCACGCCTTATGGCTGCTGGTGAAGTGTCTAACGATAAGTGGGTTCGCGTAGCTGCTTGGATTGCACGCCACATTCCTGATCTTGACGCTCCTGCTGCTGATCCGCAGAATGAGGATTATCCTTCTGCTGGTGTTGTCGCACATTTGTTGTGGGGTTCAGGCCCATCGAAAGAAGCTGCTGTTAGAGCTATGGATCACGCTAATAGGGTTGTTTCTCAGATAGAAGATGCGAGTGCATCAGAGATAAAGGATAATAAAGATATGAGTATTCGTGCTGTTGCTGGTGAGCTTGCTGTTGATGATATTGTGCGCTGGATTAATGGTGATGATGTCGAACACGGACAGGTAACTGCAGTCAATGATTCACAGGCTGAGGTTCTTATCTGGGATGAGGAAGATGGCGTTTGGTACGCCACTGAACTTACAGCCCTTGTTGATATTGCAGTGTTGGAAAAGATTGATGCTTTGCCTGAGCCTGAAGTTGAGATGCCTCACGATGGTCAGATGGCTGATCGTTCAGGTTCTTCTTTTGAAACTCGAGTGAGCGCTGCACAGTTTGAGATTCGTGAAACTTCTGACGGTATGACCTTTGAGGGTTACGCTGCAGTGTTCAACAGCCGTTCACAAAACTTGGGCGGCTTCACTGAGTTTGTTGCTCCTGGTGCTTTCACCCGTTCACTGAAGGCTCGTAATGATGTGAAGCTTTTGTGGAATCACGACAGCGGCGCAGTGCTTGGCTCTACTCGTGCAGGCTCTATGACTCTTACTGAAGATGCTAAGGGTTTGAAAGTTATTGCTAAGTTGCCTAACACTCAGCTTGGCCGCGACACAGCAGAGCTGCTTAGAACTGGTTTGGTTGATTCAATGTCTTTCGGATTCAACGTAATCAAGGATAAGTGGAATGCTAACGGTGATGAAAGAACGCTTGAATCAGTCAGGCTTTTTGAAGTATCAGTAGTAGCCTTCCCTGCTTACGAGGCAACTGCTGGCACCGCCATTGTTCGCAGCCTAGATAAGCTCGCTACTCGTGCAGAGGTGGATGCTGTAGCTCTTGAGGCTGCACTCACTAAGCTCGAGGCTGGCGAGGATTTGGATAACGCTTCACGCGACTTGCTGACTAGCGTCATTGATAAGCTTTCGCCTTCTGCTGAGTTCCAACCTGAAGCTGATCCATCTATTGTTGGAGACTTAGGTTTGTTGGCTTTGAAGAAGAAGAAGATTGAGTTTATCTCGAGCCTGTAAACTGTAAGCACCGCAGGGGTGCGGTGTAATAAATATTGGGATTCCCTAGATGAATAATCTAGGGTTTTCCTTTTTGTCTACTCAGTATTGAGTTTGCTGTACAATAAAAGTGGTTGAGTGTTAGCACCACCATTTTTTTAATCTGCAAGCTTGAGTGTTAGCACCAGTGAGCAAACCCTATCAAGGAGACATAATGTCTGAGTTTATCAAGTCTCAGCAGGAAGTCCGCAACAACCTCATTATGCAGGTACGTTCAATCATTGACGTAGCTGAGACTGAGGCTCGTGGACTTACCGCTGAAGATTCCCAGAAGATTGACCGTATCGAGGCTGACATTCGTGCAGCAGATATGGCTATTGAAGTTGCTACTCGTAACGAGGAGCGCAAGGTTGAAGCTGCAACTGCTGCTGGTGCTTTTGTTCCTGCTGCTGAAGTTCGCTCTGACGCTGATCTGTTCCGCGCTATGGCTCGCGGTGAAGTTCGCGGTCACGAATTCCCTGCAGAATTCCGTGCAACTCTTGTACCAGGTGCTAACACTGTTCCTGTATCGTTCTACGACCAGGTATTTGGTGTAGCTCGTCAGGTTGGCCCAATCCTGAACGTAGCTGACGTTATCACTCGTTCTTCCGGTAACGACCTTCGCATTCCCATCTACACTGCATTCAGCACCGCTGGATCAGTTGCTGCTGGTTCTGCAATCAGCGAGTCAAACCCTACTTTCGACTCTCTGCTTCTTCAGCCCACTAAGGCTGGCTTCATCGTTCCAGTAGCTAACGAGCTGCTGACTGATGCAGGCTTTGACATTGCTTCTGTCATTGCTGAGCAGGCTGGTAACGCTATCGGTACTTACATCAACAACTCTGCAACAACTACCCTTATTGCTGCTGCTGGTTCTGGTGTAGCTTCCGGTTCTGCAACTCTCCAGGCTGACGCTCTGATCGACCTCGCTTACAGCGTTGACGGTGCAGTTCGTACTGCTGGCGCAGGATATATGGCTGCTACCTCTACTCTTGGTGCTATCCGTAAGCTCAAGGACACCGCAGGAAACTACCTGTACCAGGTTGGCGTTGGTCAGCCTGATACTTTCGCAGGCTTCCCAGTCTACGAAAACGCAGGAATGTCTGCTGTTGGTTCTGGCGTAAAGTCAGTTCTGTTCGGTGACTACAAGGCTCTCAAAGTCACGACTACCGGCCTCGAGGTCGCGACTAGCGCAGATGCTTACTTTGCCCAGGATGTTACGGGATACCGTTTCACCTACCGTATGGCTTCGGGCTTGACCCACGCCGCTAAGGTAAAGTACCTCACCACCGCGTAAGCAGTAGTGAACTAAGTTCAGCCCCATCAGTTGTAGGTTCTGATGGGGCTGTTCTTTGCCCAAAAACAAATAGCACATTAGACTTGTTATTAAACCTATTCGCAAAGGGAAATCTATGGCTATCGAAAAACTTAACGGACTAATCTCTGTAGCTTCAAACAGTTACGACATACCTACAGGCTACGGCCAGCAAGTAAAGTTTCTTATTGATCGGCTCGTGAAGCACGGGATCAAGACAGCTAACCTGTCCAACTATGGCTTGCAAGGCTCTATCTCAGAAATCAAAACGCCTCACGGGAAAGTGCCTCACTACCCTATGGGCTACAAGCCTTACAGTGATGATTCCATTCCTGTCTGGCACAACGATTTCAAAGCTGAATATCCTTTGCTCAAAGATGCAGTGCTGACTCTCTACGATCAGTGGGTGTACAACGATATGCAGCTTGATAGTCCTATTATTGCTTGGACTCCCCTGGATCACGTTACGATGCCTCCAGCTGTGACAAAGTTTTTGTCGCGTGAGAATGTAACTGTGCTTACGATGTCTCCTCACGGTCAACGCCAGCTTGAGAAGATTGGCATTGAGTCAACTTATATTCCTCACGGAATTGACACTAAGGTTATGAAACCTACTAATACAGTGTTTGGCGGCATTCCTACTCGTGACTATCTTGAAGTGCCTAATGATGCTTTCCTAGTTTCTATCGTGCAAGCTAATAAAGCTAACGGCTCAGTGCATCGTAAGGCGATAGCTGAGCAGCTGATGGCTTTTAGTTTGTTTAGGCAGTCTCATCCAAACTCTTACCTTTACATCCACAGCGAGCCATCTAACGCCTTTGGCGGCTTTAATATTCCACAGCTGCTGCGTGCTGTAGGGCTGGATGAAAAGTGTGTACGCATTCTGGATCAGAACATAAACCGCATTGGGTATCCACCAGAATATTTGGCAGCTATCTACACTGCTTCTGACGTAATGCTGCAAGTCTCTTACGGTGAAGGCTTTGGCATTCCCGTCATTGAAGCTCAAGCTTGTGGCACTCGAGTCATTACATCTAACTGGGCAGCGACACAAGACTTAGCTGGGCCAGATAGTTTTCTTGTAGATGGGCAGCCTTTCTGGGATGAAGCTCAAGCCTCATTCTTTAACATTCCTAACATTGGCTCAATCGTTAACGCGTTGAACTTGGCTTACGATGCTCCTCGTGGAGTTTCTAAAGCGAGCATAGATTTCGCTAAAGACTTTGATGTTGATCGTGTCTGGCAGTGGTACTGGATGCCTTTCTTGAGAGACTTCTTCAATTGATTATTTATACTGGCGGCACGTTTGACTTGTTCCATTCAGGTCACGTTAATTTCTTAGCTCAATGTTCAGAATTTGGTGAAGTAGTTGTGGCTTTGAACACTGACGAATTTATTGAAAAATATAAAGGCAAACCTCCTGTTTGTTCTTATGATGAGCGTATGCAGGTTCTTATGGCGTGCAGATATGTTTCTGACGTTGTGCCTAATGAGGGTGGCGCTGATTCTAAACCAGCAATCTTGGATGTCAATCCTGATATTATTGCTATTGGTTCTGATTGGGCTAGGAAGGACTATCACGCACAGATGGGCTTTACTCAGGATTGGCTAGATGCACAAAACATTTCGCTAATGTACATCCCTTATACAGCAAACATTTCTACCACTAATTTGAAGGCACGCCTTGCTGGTAGTAATAGGCTCTAGTCCTGGGCGTGAGCAGTGGCTTGCAGATGCTTCAGGTTCTATCGAGCGTGAACATATTGCTGTAGTCAACTATGGTTACGAGTTAGCTAAAATGAGGTGGGTTTTAGAAAACACTAATGCTGACAGGTTTCTGTTTCTGCAAGACAGCTTTATCATCAAGGATCAGAGTTTCTTCGATTTGCTAAATCTCTATTCTGGTTCTGTCGCTATGTTCAGTGATCCTGTACCTTACGGATGTTTTGCTGGCGTGTATGAGCGTGCAGTGCTTGAACAGGTTGGAGTGCCTGCTGTAGCTTCTAAGCGCGATTCTGTGCAGCTAGAAGTAGAGTGGTGTAATAAATATGTTGAGGCTGCTGGCGGCGTGCCTGTACTGTTTCCTGAAGTTAGGGATGCGGCAGGGTTTGTACAAAGTCATAACGGTAGAGATAACCTAGTTTTAGAAAATACTTTCATTACTAAATTCAAAGGCACTTGGAGAGTTGACCAAATTGATTCCTAATCTAATCGTTCCAACACTGACTCGTTATGATCTGCTGCAGCGGATGCTCTCGAGTATTGATTATGAGATTGGTCACGTTCTCATTATTGACAACGGAAATATGATTGACCAGTTGAAGCTACCGGCTGAGATCAAAGAGCTAACAGTTTTGACTATGCCTGCGAATATGGGTGTAGCTGGTTCTTGGAATCTGGGCATCAAGTCATTCCCCTTTGATCCTAATTGGCTCATCGTTTCGGATGATGTTGTTTTCTCTCCTGGAGCTTTAGAGCAGTATGCAGGTTTAGCTGATTCGACTGCTATGCAATTCTTTGATGTATCTCCTAAGTGGGCTTGCTTTAGCGTTGGGCAGACTGTTGTAGAAAAGGCTGGCCTTGCTTGTGAGCTTTTCCATCCTGCATATTTTGAGGATAACGACTGGCAGCGCCGCATTGATAAAGCTGGAGTGAAACAAGAAGTTTTGCCTATTAAGGTGCAGCACGATAACAGCTCAACACTGAAGTCAGGTTTTGAGGATAAGAACGCTGCGACTTTCAAAGCTAATCAGGCTGTGTTTGAGGAGCGTTCAGCTAATGATGTTATGTCTGGTGGAGAATGGTCGCTTGATATACGCCGCAGAAACTCTTGGGATTAGTGCGGTAAACTAAGTAGAGGTTTTAGGATTGGATTATTTTGGCTATCACTAATGGCTACTGCACTTTGTCAGATGTCAAAGCTGCTTTGCGTATCACTGACACAGTTGATGATTCTCTGATCGAGCTTTCTATTGAAGCTGCTTCTCGTGAGATTGACGGCTACTGCCAGCGCTCCTTCTACTCCACTACAGCTACACGAGTTTTTGAAACTACTAATGCTTTCGTCACTGAGACTGACGATATTGTTTCTATCACGACTCTTAAAGTTTCTGACGATGGTGTTACTTACGGTACTACTTGGGCTACTACTGATTACCAGCTCGAGCCTTTGAATGGCGTAACTGCAGGACTCACACAGCCTTACACTCGTGTACGAGCTATTGGAGATTACCTGTTTCCTCAATGGTCAATTACTGGCACTTACAGTAACTTTGCTGGCGTTCAGATTACTGGAGTGTTTGGCTGGGCTGCTGTGCCTACTGCTGTAAAGCAGGCTGCAATTCTTCTGTCTATGCGTCAGTTCAAGCGTTACGATTCTCCTCTTGGTGTTGCAGGTTTTGGAGACATTGGCGTTATGCGTGTAGGTCGCGTTGATCCAGATGTTGAAGCGTTGCTGATGCCATTTAAGAAGATGGTTGGCGCGTGAGTATTGCAGCGATACGCGCAGGGCTAGGAGATAACCTAGCCACTATTTCCGGTTTGCGTGTAGCTGAAACTATCCCTGATAATCCTTCTCCACCTATCGCGATTATCTCTCTTTCTAATGTCACCTATGATGGCGCTTTTCACGGTGGACTTGTACAGTACAACTTTGTTGTCTCTGTGATCGTAGGTCGCGTGAGTGAACGTACTGCACAGGCTCGACTGGATACTGTTATTTCTACTGGCACTGGATCAGTGAAGAAAGCTGTTGAGAGTGACAAATCTCTTGGCGGTGCAGCTTATGAT